TCAAATATATTGGGGTTTTAGAGAAATACTGTTTTTTAGCCAAACCATGGCTTGACAGGGCAATCTATAGACTTTTTTCATACGATTTTATTTTATACGAAAAAATAGGATAGAAGTGATAGAATGATAATAAGATATTGATATACAAGGATTTATTACGATAAAGTATTGATAGAATTATGATAGGGTTTTGATAGACATGATAGAACAAACCATCTGATCCGCCCGACCTGTTATCTTTTTTTGAAAGATGCTATCTTTTTTTCTATACGATTTACCCCTTATGTAAGAACTGGGAATCGTGTCCTGTGTAGGAAAGGAGTCCTCTGTGACTGACAGAAAGCGCACACACAAGATAAAGGTCAGTACTTCTGACCCATCTGCAATTCCATCTCTGGATTACGGGATCACCGATATGCAGGAGAAGTTTTGCCAGATTTACTCGACTCAGAACGTGACCCAGACTGAGGCCGCTCGCCTTGCAGGGTATCAGTCGCCGGAAGTGGTGGCATCGAAGTTTTTGAATGGTCGGGATAATCCGAACGTGATTGCCAGAATCCGTGAGATCAAAGCGGAACTGGCAAAGAAGTACGAAGTGACCTACGACAACCACATCACCGAGCTCGCCAAGATTCGGGACATCGCCCTCCAGAATGGACAGGTAGCGGCGGCTGTCTCGGCAGAGAAACAGCGAGGCATGGCGGCGGGTTTGTATATCTCCCGATCCGAGATCCTCGTCGGGCGCATCGATCAGATGAGCAAGGACGAAGTGCTTCGTGAGATCGCCAAGCTTCAAGAGGAATTCCCCGCCCTTGCTAACATCGCCAAGATGAAGGAGATCAACCCTGTTCACGACAGAAAAGAAGATGTGGAACTCATTGCGCTCAAGCCCTCTGGAGATCCACTGGACGAGGATTGAGGCATGGTCAGGTGCAGGGGTACCGGACGTTAACGGAGCCGCTCCATTCGGCGAATTTTGGCTAGAAAACAAGGTATGCGAGACTAAGGACATTAAACCCCTTTCCCTCTGGAGACCCACGCAAATTGCATGGCAGACCAGAAGATCGTTAATTTTCCCGAACGTCTGGAACTTGGTCAGCCGTCCACGGGCAGGGACAGTTGAAATTTATTCATGCAAAACTCTCTGTGAATTGGTGACAAAGGGCAGTGGTGAGCCGGAATTGATCTTAACCACGCCGGTCAAGTGGCAATTGCTCTTTGACCATTTAAAACTGTGGTTTGAAAGTCGTGCGCCGGATAAGTAGAACCTGTTCCACGTGGAACACCCGAGCCGGATAAGTGGTTAAGGAAAGGATAACGGGAAATCCTTTCTTTGTGAGCCACCTAAGAAAAGGATTCGCGCCGGAAAAGTGATAAAAAAGAGGCCGAGCAGGTATGAAACCTACTCGGCCCCAAGTTAGGCGCGGAGCGATAACAGACGCGGGAGGAGCGTCCCGCTACAACGCGCCGGAAAAGTAGAAATAACATATAGGGCAGGAGAGAACTACCCCCTAGTGAAGGGGGTAGGATATATTCCGAATGCCATCTGACCAACAAGCACGGCAAGAGCCGCAAGCGTTACCCTGATTCCGTGCAGGGCATACATGACCCTCGGGCTTGCTGTGCTTGTGGACAGTGCTTGTCCAGACGTAACCCGCTATCGGCTTGTCATCCACCATCGGGCTCGAAAGCCGGATGATTAGGTTATCCGGTAATGAGCCGCGCCAGTCTTTCAGAATCTTGTTCTCCCGAGTCGGGAGCCAATGCTTGACGTTTGGTGTGGCTCTGGCAACTTCTGCGATAGCGTCTAGCATTTCGACCGATTGCAGATCCCCACTGTCAAACCAACGGTGGAAAGGCTCGCCGGTTTTCTCGAAAGCTTTCTGGATCTGGAAAGACATAAACGCAACCCAACGCGCCGGATCCGTGGAAATCATGCGAGAGGCTTTGTCCAAGTTTCCAGTCCAGCCGGTATTTACCGACGGGCGCAAGTTTTGAAGCTTCAACGCATAACACTTGTGACAGACCGAGCCTTTCAGGTTCGCAAGCTTTCCACCGACATTGCATGCCCGGGCGGATATTGCGAACGTCGAGCCTGGCATTTTTGTATTGCCGGTTGATATCTTTCCGGCTTCCTGTGCTTGTTTTAAAGTGATCATGGTTTCTTTCTCCCGTTAATGATCAAATGAATATATAGGCTAGCATCAAATAAAAGTCAACAAATAAAATAAAAAAAGAAAACGCGGCTTGAGCCGATAAAGCCTGAGCCGCGCCGGATAAGTAGAACTTTAGATTATATATCTTTCACGCAATGCATTCTTGAATGCATGAACAGCATCAAAGCGAACCTTGCGACCGTTCTTTATCGCGCCGGAAAAGTAACAAGCGAACAAGCGCCCGCGCTCGTATGACCATAGATCCCTATTCCTGCGCTCGTAATCAAACGGTTTGCCCGCAAGCTTGTCTTTATAACCTTGCATGAAATCGGCAGATCTCATGACGGTTTCGTATTTCACAAAATGCCTATTGCTATTTGACATTGGCTTTCTCCCAAAAGAAAACCGACGCGCCAATATGACGCGCCGGTCAAGTAGAACTTACTTTACCAAGGCTTTCAATTCAGCCTTGACGCGTTTTGCAGTCTCGCCTCGCCATGTGTTGGCATTGGACAGAAAGTAGAGGACAACTGATTTTGCGCTATCGCTGTAATAACTATCTGTCACGGCTGTGAGCGACCGCATTGCGTCAAGATAAGGAACTGCGCCAAAGTAAGGCTTTTTCCAGTCCCGCGTAATCTCGAGAGCAATCTCATAGATAGGACGCATGTTCTTTCTCCCATTGTTAATGCGTTACGATTTGATTGTGTACGATGTAAGCGAAAAGTCAACTCATATCTGCTATGCAAAAACCGACGCGCCGAATATCGACGCGCCGGAAAAGTGGTAATCTTTATCGAGCAAGAATCTCGGAATCATTCGGCAAGTAGCACTCGCCTTGCTCGATCAAGGATCTGGCGGTTCGGCCATAGAATCCTTGCAGAGTCCAGACCACGCCGGTATCGATCAGATATTGCCACGCGTCGAGGATCTCATGCTCCTCTGCTTCCTCGACTCCCTCGACAATCATGCATGCTGTAAACGTATCCATGTTATTTCTCCTTTGGACTGCGCCGGAAAAGTAGAACTTATATATAAGACAAGAGATAAGGGGACCGGATCTCTCCGGCCCCCAACTGTTTACTCGTAACGCGGGATCTGATCAGGGAAAGCTTTCGGCCATCCCTCACAGATCCGTGCGTCAAACCGTCCGATTGAATTGGTATCGGATATCTTGGGCCGACCCTCATTCATGCGGGCAAGCTCATCATCAAGGCTATCAACATAGGCGTGTGCTTCGTTGATATCTGTGAACACCCGCACATGCGAGGTGAGGACAGGATCGCCGTAGGTATACCACCATCCGCCCTCTTCCCCGCCACCATATGCCTGATCGATCAGGAACATGCTCACGACCCAAGGACCGATGTATGGCCGATCCTCTGGCTCCTCTGCGTATTCATATGCACCACTGTCGTTTGCATCGTCATGCACACCCTGATCGCGCAAGGCTAAGGCATGATACTCAGACATAGGCGTGTTTATTTCTTTCGACATTATTATTCTCCCATTGATTTCAATCAGCCGCCCAAGTCTCTGACCCTTGGGACATGATCATCTCAGCATGATGTCAAAAATAAATCAATATATAATTGCGCAACTCTGCTATGCATCCGGCGCATATCTATTCCCTGCGCGTGATTCGCTGTGCGCTGCGTCATGTCCCGCTCTGCGCTGCACAATGCAACCCTCGTCAAGGCCTAGGGTACCTGTGGCTTTTCGGAACCGATCTCACTTTTCCGTTGACCCCCGACCCCCCTTTTTGGCCCCCGTCGCGCACGCCCGCACGCGTAAACCTGATTTTTCACGCAATCTTAGTAGTGCAGAAAATTCCCAGGAAAACCGAAACAAAAAGGCAACATCCTGTTGACATCGACCCCCTTAAATATTAATTCACATCAAGGGGCCCCTAGCCCCCGTATGGAGAAATAAAATGAAAAGAATCCTGGCGGATAACCTCCCATCCCGCGAAAAACTTTGGGAACTCTTCTCGTATGACCCCGACACAGGGCAACTGACAAACCTCGATACCGGAAACATCTACGGGTCGAGAAAGAACAAGGTCAAAGATCCCACGAGCAAATATATCCACTGGTATGTGAATGCATACATTGACGGGGTTCGATATGCTGCCCACCGCATCATCTGGAAAATGGTCTATGGATACATCCCGGAAGGCATGACCATCGATCACATCGATCTCGATAAGCAGAACAACAAGCTCTCTAACCTTCGTCTGGCAACTTTAACGCAGCAGATGACGAACCGTAGGGCCTGGTCAGGTACAGGGTACAAAGGCGTGTACCCAATCACTTGGGCCAAATGCGGCGGGTTTGTTTCCCGCATCAAAGTTGACGATAAACTAAAGTATATTGGTACCTTTGCTACTGCCGAAGAGGCTGCATTTGCTTACGATGAAGCTTCAAGAAAGTTCCATGGCCAGTATGGTAGGACTACTTTTTCCTCTTCTTCCTCTTGATCCCAGTCACATGTGACCAGTTCTTCCCGATCATGATATTCCGGATTGTATCCCGGCAGACACCGTATTCATTTGCAATCTCCTGGTATGTTCTGCCGTCTTCAACGATACGAAGAACCTGCTCCTCGCTCAGCATTGCCCGGCCATTCTTGACACCTCTCGGTGTCCGGTTCCTGACAAACCTATCCAGCATATTGTCCTGATGCGTCCCGGTCTCCAGATGATAAGGGTTAACGCACTTCGGATTATCGCACTTGTGCCGAATAACCTGGTCCTCGGATATCTCTCCGTTGAACACCATGTAACAGAACCGATGACCACCGACAGTTTTCCCGTTAAGACTGAACGAAGGATAGCCGTCATATTTCACAGAACCTTTGTACACCCAGCAATTTGGCTGCTTCTTGACTTCTACCCTGGAAAAGAACCGGGCAATATCGTAAAGATCTATACGCATGGCGTGTAACTTATCCGTATGTTATGTTAAGAATCAACCTCTATCCTTTGCCCTCTGACCTTGGATACTTTCATGGCTAGTGATTTTCCCACAAGAGAAGATGTCGCCCTCTGGGATAAGTATGACGCGACTTACGGAATGGATGAGGCTGGGCAGCTTCAGCGTGGTGCGAAGAATCCGACCATGCCATTGAATGAGATACAACTTTATGAATCTGTGTATGACCAGGCCAAAACAGATGAGGGACGCGAGTATGCTCGCCAGGCATTAGAGGATTCCATTCAACGCCTTCCGATGGATGAATCCCGTCGCGAGGCTTTGATGCGGAACTTTATTGCATCTCGTCGTAGTGGAGTTGCCTCCCTTGGGTTTGACCCGGGCAGAACGGTCTTGTCTCAAAAGGAAGAAAACCTTCCTCCTGGAGCCCAGACTCTCGGGTTTTCTCTCAAGGACTATACGTATTCAAAGCGTGACCCCCGTTCGTCCGGAGCAACCCCTGTTCATGAAAGCATGCACCAGGGCATAGAGCAGTTGTTAAAGGATAGCGATACGAAGCCAGGAAGCATGAAGAGAGTGGATGCGAAGGCTTCGGACAAGACGTTTCATGAGAATGAAATTGCGACCCGGGCATTGATGCAGAAGTACTATGGCGGCATCGAGCGTGAAGGTGACGTTAAGAGCGACAAGAAACAGTTTGATGAAGGCACTGTGTATCTTATGGACAATATGGATTTCTTGAATCAGCTTGAGGAGATGGCTGCGGCTGAGTTGAAACGCCGTGGTCGTCCAATGGGGCCAAGGTAAATGGTCAGCTCTCCGTTGACCTCTGACCTTTCTCAGTTGCCTGAGGATGTCGTCAAGAAGTTCGCCCATCTCCTGGATCGTGCAGCGGGTCTCACGAAAGAGGCGGGTGCCCGCGAAAGCTTCCTGGATTTCGTAAAGTTCGTGTGGCCTAACTTCATTGCCGGGCGACACCATAAGATCATTGCGGAGAAGTTTGAAAAGATAGCGCGTGGTGAGTTGAGGCGGGTGATCATTAACCTTCCTCCTCGTCATACAAAGTCCGAGTTTGCAAGCTTCCTGTTTCCTGCGTGGATGATTGGGAAGCGGCCTGAACTGAAGATCATGCAGGCAACCCATACGGCGGATCTGTCTGTGCGCTTCGGTCGTAAGGTGAAGAACCTCATGGAGACCGAGGACTATCAGAAGGTCTTTGGGGTGAAACTGAGATCTGACTCGAAGGCTGCGTACAGGTGGGAAACAGACGGTGGCGGGGAATACTTCGCTTCAGGTGTCGGAGGCAACATTGCAGGTCGTGGCGCTGATCTATTTATTGTCGATGATCCCCACTCGGAACAAGACGCACAGTCGCCCACTGCG